CATTTGCCTGAATTTATCTATAAGCCGAAAGCGATTCTTTATGACAAACAGAAAGCCGACGCTGCGCTGACTTATGTTATCGACCTGCCACAGTCTGCGGGAAAACTGGTGGTATTTATCGACCGGGTGATAAAGGCGCGCCCGGCGGGCGGAGGTAAACCGGAACGGATAACGACACATCTGATACGCACGGGGAAAGTGTTACCGGCAAAAGCGTTTGATAATCCTGGAGCCTATGAGGTGTTGTGGGGATCGCTGGAGTAACGTGGCTGGCAGCGCCGGATTCGAACCGGATCATGTCGCTATGTACAGCGACAACCTTTACCGATGTAGGAAACTACTGCCAGCCACATCGTGTAATAAGTATACAACGAGAGCGCGGCTATGAGTAGTTACGAGATCAAATACAACATTACCGATTTTGAAAAAGGCCTCGGCGAGCTGATACAGCGTCTGGAGCACCGTGAACCGCTGATGCGTGAGCTAGCAGCGGCGATGCATGATGCGGTCGAAGAGAATTTCGCATCGCAGGGTCGGCCTGCCTGGGCTGGATGGAGTCCGCGTTATGCCCAACAGCGCCAGGGCGGGAAAATTTTGCAGAAATCCGGTCGCCTGGCTACCAGTATCAACGAATATTCAGACAATGACACCGCGACAGTCGGCACAAACGTTGTTTATGCGCGTATTCAGCAAGAAGGCGGCACCATCAATATCCCCGCCCGCAGTCAGCGTGCATACTACAAACAGCACAAAGACGGCAGCGTTGGTAATCGGTTCGTGAAAAAATCAAAATCCAATTTTTCGCAATGGAACACCATCGGTGAATATAAAATTAAGATAACGGCGCGTCCGTTCCTGCATCTCACTGAGCCAGATGTCGACGGGATGGAAACGACAGCGCAAACCTATCTGCAACGTGTTATTGATGCATAGCGATGAATGCGCCCGTATGCGGTTATCGCGTTGAATCCACACCATCACAGCATCGCGAGTGCTACAGCGGCGTAAAATCGTTTTTAAACGGGTTTTAAAAACGGTTGCATCCGTTATCATGACCGCATTAACGACCCCGCCCCGCATTATCACCCACTGAACCCCATCACATTATTTGGGAAGTCGTGCTGCCGTAACGTTGCAGCATGAAAAAGAAACCGCTCATTGCCGCCCTTGCGGTAGAAATCAATAAAGCCTCGTTAGGCACTATTCAGCTGTTCCCCGCTGGAGAGTTCCGCGCCCGTGATGGTCGCCCGGCTGAATGCGATTGCTGGCTAATGAACGCCGAAATTGCCCAGGTGTTGATCGCAGCGGCAGCGGCATCCAAAACGCCGTTTGTGCTGGACTATGAGCATCAAACTCTGAATGCAGCAAAAAACGGTCAGCCCGCCCCGGCTGCTGCGTGGTTCCACACGCTTGAATGGCGTGATGGTGAGGGATTGTTTGCTGTCGATGTGCAGTGGACGAAAACCGCAGCAGCAATGATTGATGCTGATGAATACCGCTATATATCCCCCGTCTTCTCATATGACAAGTCAGGTCGTGTGCGGCAACTGCTGCACGCCGCGCTGACTAACACCCCGGCCCTTGATGACATGGAGGCCGTCATTTTGGCTGCCACCTCGTTGTTAATGGCTGCAACAACCACAAACGAGGACTCTATGGACGAACTCCTGGAACGACTGCGTTGGATGCTGAATTTGCCAATTACAGCAACGGCAGAAGACATTACCGCCGAGTTAAACAAACTCATTGATCAACTGGCCTCAGCGCCCGCCGGAACGGCAGCGGCATCGTTTCAGACGCTGTCTGCCACACCGTTCAACCTGATTGAAAGACTCACGGCAGATGCCGCAAACGTTGCTGCACTGACCGCGCAGGTCGCCAATCCTGACCCCGCACGCTGGGTATCTGTTGATGTGATGCAGCAGTCTGTTGCCGAAGCGCTGGCGACGGCAAACAACAACGTCGCTGCACTGGCGCAACGGCAATGCGCGGAGCTGATCACCGCCGCACTGTCGGATGGCCGTTTGCTGCCCGCGCAAAAGCCCTGGGCAGAATCTCTTGCAGCGTCGTCCCCGGACAGTTTGAAAGCGTTCCTGGAAAAAGCGCCCAAAATCGCCGCGCTGACCACCACTCAAACCGGCGGCCAGCCACCCGCTGGCGCACCTAAGAAAGAACCCGCAGCGCAGGACGAGGTTATCGACCCTGCTATCTGTTCGTTAATGGGCGTTGATCCCGCAGATGTTGCCCAGTTCATCAAGGAGAACCGCAATGAGTGATCGCAACACACCGCACCGCGACGGCGAGCTGTTTGCCGTTCCCGTGGCGGCAACCACTGAGATTTTTGGCGGCCACATCATCGCCGCGAATGCTGCCGGTTATGCCGTTCCTGCCACTGCAACGGCAGCACAGGTCACGCTGGGCGTCAGCGATGGATGGGTGGACAACAGCACAGGCGCGAATGGGGATGCTGACGCTATCGTGCGCCGCGGTCGTGCCTGGCTGTTTGCCAATTCCACAGCAGATGCAGTGACGCAGGCGCAGGTCGGGCAAAACTGCTACGTCGTTGACAGCCAGACCGTCGCCAAGACCGGCAACAGTAACGCCCGTCCGGTGGCTGGGCGGGTTCAGGCCATCGCTGATGATGGCGTGTGGGTTCTGATTTAAGGAGAAACACTGTGTTAGTGAATGCAGGCAATGTTCGTCAGATTTTTATCAATCTGAAAACGACGTTCCAGAAAGCCTTTAAGCAGTCGTCTACTGACTGGCAAAAGGTCGCGATGCTTGTGCCGTCAACGGGGAAAGAGAACGATTATTCCTGGCTGGCACGCTTCCCAAAAATGCGCGAATGGATTGGTGATAAAGCGATCAAGTCGTTGGAAGCCTTTAACTACACCATCCGCAATAAAGACTGGGAAGCCACCGTCGAAGTTGACCGTAACGACATCGAAGACGATCAACTGCTGGGCTACGGTATGCAGGCGCAGGCGGCCGGTCAATCCGCCGCTGAACTGCCCGCGGATATCGTCTTTGCGCTGTTGAGTGATGGATTTACGAATCTGTGCTACGACGGCCAGCCGTTCTTTGATGTTGACCACCCGGTCGCGGGTCGATCGGTATCCAATAAAGGCACCAAAGCGTTGTCGGCTGCCTCGCTGGCGGCGGCACGGGCCAGTTATGGTGCAGCCCGCACCGCATTGCGTGCAATGAAAGACGATCAGGGGGCATCCCTGCGCATTACCCCCGGCCTGCTGGTTGTTCCCCCCGCGCTGGAAGATGTGGCGAATTACCTGATGACTGCCGACCGCTTCCCGGATAACACGCCCAACACGTACAAAGGAACGGCAGAAGTGCTGGTGGTGCCGGAGCTGAAAACCGATACCGAGTGGTTCCTGCTTGATAACGCGCAGTTGATGAAACCGCTGATCTACCAGGAGCGTAAAAAGCCGGAATTTGTTGAGCAGACGGATTACAGCAACGACAACGTCTTCTCTCGCAAGAAATTCCGGTTTGGGGCAGAAGCTCGCGCCAATGGCGGTTACGGTTTCTGGCAGATGGCCTATGGCTCAACGGGAGTAGACGCATAATGCCAATCCAAATTACCGCCCGCGTTGAAGGCTTTCGCCGCTGTGGCATCGCACACAGCGCTAAAACCCGAACTTATCACGATGACGAGTTCACTGCCGCAGAACTGGCGACGCTGGAAGCCGAGCCGCAGTTGATCGTCGTGCGTATCAGTGACGAACAGGAAACCGTCAGTGATAACGCTGCGCTGTCCGCCGCCCAGGCACGCATCGCTGAACTTGAAAAGACGGTGCAGGAACGAGAAGCCCAGTTAACGGCTGCGCAGGACGCCGTTGCGGCGCTGACGGTTGAGCGTGATGCGCTCCATGCTCAGTTAGCCGCAGCGGCAGCAGCAGCGGCACCGGCAACAGATGACGGCAAGGCGAAGAAATAATGTACGCGACCCGCGATGACATGGTGCTGGCGTTCGGTGAGCGGGAGTGTGTTTCGCTCACTGACCGGGATTTCGCCGGTGAAATTGACGATGAGGTACTGACTGGCGCGCTGATGCGCGCCAGTGCCGAAATCGACAGTTATCTGGCCGGACGCTACCCGGTGCCGTGGACTGACACGCCGCGAATTCTGGTCGGCCGCTGCTGCGATATCGCCCGCTACCTGCTGTGCGGTTCAGGTACGCAGATGACTGATGAAATCCGAGAGCGTTACAGCGATGCGATTCGTTACTTCGAACGTGTCGCCGATGGGCGCATCACACTCGGCCGCTCGCCGTCTGGTGACGTGATCCAGCCATCGGGAACCAGTACGACATTCACGTCGGCCGGGCGTCGATTTGGGCGGGACTCCACTCAGGGAGGTGCATTTTGAACATCATCAAAGATATCGAACTGGCAATCATTGACCGGCTCAGGCGCGGGCTCGGGCGGATTGCGCCGACGGTGTGTTCTTACGGCGGCGAACTGGACGGCGAACCGGCTGAAATCGCCCGCGCTATGCCTGCGTGTTGGGTGACATTCGGCGGTATCCAGAAGACTGAAAACGCGAACATCGGGAAGCGCAAATACAAAGTGCAGGCCAGGTTTGTCGTGATTGTCGGTGAACGCAGCGTGCGCAGTGAAGAGGCCTCCCGCCACGGCGGTGCGCGTCTTGACGAAGTCGGCACCTACAGGATGGTTGCTGCCGTTCGCCGTCTGTTGTCCGGGCAGGACATGACTGATGCCGGTCTGAACATTCAGGCGTTGATGCCGGGTCGCGTACGAACGCTGTTTAACGCCAGTCTCGAAAGGCAGGCGCTGTCGGTTTTTTCGTGTGAGTTTGACACCGCGTGGATAGAAGAAGCACTGGAAAACGGCAAGTACCCGCGCTCTGGTGTCGCACCATTCCACCCTGACAGCATCTTCAATGGCTACGCGGGACAGGCAAGCGAAGACGACCCCGCATGGCTGCGGACTCACTTTAGCTACGACATTCCACAAACCCCGTTATCACCCGATGCAGAGGACATCATTCATGTCACAGATAACAGTTAAAGCAGCGGCAGGCGTGCGCGTGCCGCGTGAAGAAAATGCCAGGCGTTACATCACCGATGATACGGAGGTGCATGTAGAGAGCACGTCGGCGTATTACTTGCGCCAGATCGCCGCCGGTGACCTGCTGATCGTCGGGCAAAGTAAGGTATCCAGTTCCAGTGTCGGGACGAAAACAAAAACGGAGGTGAGCGATGGCCAGCCCTAATATTTCGTTTGATCAAATACCCGGCAGCACGCGCAAGCCGGGTCAGTATTTTGAATTCAACACCAGTCTGGCTGTGAGAACCCTGCCCGGTAACACACAGACCGTACTGATGCTGGCGCAGATGTTGCCGTCCGGCCGCGCTACCCCGCTGACCACGCAGGATATCTTTTCGTCAGACGAGGCCGCTGAGTATTTCGGTTACGGCTCAATGGCGCACGTAATGGTGACGAGCGCGCTGACAAGTTACAGCTATCTGCAACTCCAGGTTGTTGGTATCAGCGATGATGATGGTGCGCAGGCAGCACGTGGCACGGTAACGATTACTGGCCCCGCCGCAGGCAGTGGAACGGTCAGTGTGTGGGTGGGTACGACGCGCATTAATGTTGCAGTCTCGACGTCGGATACGGCGACGGATATTGCAGCAGCGATGGTGACGGCGCTCGCTCAGGAAACTGCACTACCCGTTACAGCGTCGGCGAGCAATGGCGTCATTACGCTCACGGCGAAGAATAAAGGTGCGGCCGGAAACGAGATTACGCTGCGTGCGGCGACTACGGCATCGGGTGTCACTGTTGCCACAACAGTCATGTCCGGTGGGGAGATCGACCCTGATATCGCTGCGGCGCTCGCTGCTGTAATCGCGGCGGGTCACAACATCATTGTCTGTCCGTATGCGACTGCCGACGCGCTGACGGTGTTGCGCTCGCACCTGGATCATGTGTCAGGGCCATTGGAGCAGCGTGGTGCAATCGGTGTTTCTGGCTGGAAAAAATCATTGTCTACAGGCACAACGCTGACGGCGAGCATCAACAGCGGGCGGATAACGGTTGGCTGGCATCGTGATTCCGTCTGTACCGTCGGTGAGATTGCAGCGTCGTATGCAGCAATGATTGCGAGCGAGGAAGACCCGGCACGGCCGTTGAATACGCTTGCCATGGCGGCACTGGATGTGACTGCAATCGAGTCCCGGACGCTGAGAACCGAGCAGGAAAAAGCCTTATACAACGGCCTGACGCCATTTGAAATTGGCGCGGGCGATAAGGTGCAGATTGTGCGTGCTATCAGCACGTACACCAAAAACGCATCCGGGGTTGATGATGTCTCGCTGCTGGATATCACCACTATCCGCACACTCGACTATGTCCGAAAAGCCTGCCGCAGTCGCATTGCACTGCGTTTTCCACGCGACAAATTAAGTTCGCGCACGAATGCAAAGGTTCGCAGCGAACTGCTTGATGTTCTTCTGAAACTTGAAGAACTGGAAATTGTCGAGGAGGTTGAGGCGAATAAGGCTGCGCTGCTCGTCGAGCGCGACTCTCAGGATGTTAACCGCCTGAATGCTGCCATCCCCTGCGACGTAGTCAATGGCTTGCACGTGTTTGCGGGCCGCATCGACCTGTTGCTGTAACTGACGGAGAAAAACAATGGCTATTGAGGAATACGTCGGGTCAATCGTTCTGGAGATTGACAGCCGTGAACTGGAATGTACCGACCTGAAAGTCACATCGAAGACAGGCCGCAAGCTGGTCAAAACCATGAACAAAACCGGGCGCGCGAAAGGGTTCGCACGGGGTATCGCTGAATATCAGCTTGCGGCAACGGTGGTGATTCCGTTGGACGGTGACCTGGACTGGGATGGGATGGAGGGCGTGAAAATCACGCAATACCCCTTGTCAGGCTCCGGCGGCAAGCGCGTGACATACATGGACTGCTTCACCACGGACGTCGGCGCGCAGTATTCGACAGACAACGAAGCGAAGCGCGACATCACGTTTCAATGCTTGAGAGTAGTAGAGGAATAACAATGGCTCAGTTACTGCACGGAATTGAAATCGACGGCAAGTTGCATTTTGAGTTCAGCGCCCGGCTACCAGTGATTGGCGACACTGTTGATGCTCTGGCCGTGACGCACGATGCTCGCGGTACGACAACCGGCCCGGCCGCCTCGCTGTTCTACCGCGTCGCAGTCACATCCAGCGTGCTGACCCTGGCGGGTGTCGATGCTGAAAAAATCACGCCGGAACTGCTGCTGGAGCAGTTGTCTGACGATGATTTCGATGTGATTGACGCGGAGATTGAAAACATCAAAAAAAAGCGGATGCGCGAGAATCCCAGCTTGCCGGATACCGAGCCGCCGTCCTCGCCCTCGGCAGATACGGCATCACCGAAACCCGAATAGCGGCTATGACCCGTCCGGAGCTGGACGGGTATCTCAACGCACTGGCGGTTCTGAATGGCGGCAAACCTGCCGCCGATAAGCAACAGTCAGGTAACACCCGTGTTATTAAGTCAATGCGGAAGAAACGCAACAAAAGAGGCAAATAAATGGCGCGCAATCTGCAACTGGCGTTAACGCTGACCGCGAAAGACACTGGCTCTCAAGTGCTGAGAAAAGCGATGGCCGACGCGGTAACAGCGACGAAAAATGCTGAACGGGCATCAACTGAACTGGCTACCACGCAACAGAAAGCAAGCAGCACGGGTATTCAGGCGTCGCGCGCCCTGGTGTCTGAGTTTCAGCGTGCGGCAAACGCCAGGGAAACGCTCGGCATTCGTTCAGAACGGCAGATACAGCGCGAGATACAGCAGACGATGGCGGCTTACAACCGGCTGACGCGTAGCGGCATGTTGTCAGCGAATGATCAGCGGCGCGCTTTTGCCGCGATGACTGAGCAGTTGACGCGGCTGCGCACAGAGCTGAACGGTACAGCAAGTGCGATGGGTAAGTTCGAACGGCTGCGTAATGCCGGGTCGAATGCGGCGGCTGTGGCGGGTGGTGTTGCAACTGCTGTGGCGGTGATTAAAGACCCGGTTAAGCGACAGATGGCGTTTAACCGCCGTAATGCTGAGATTGCGAATACTGCGTATAACAAGCTCTCTCCAGAAGAACGAATCCAGAAAATCCCTGTTATTAACAATGCAATCAGAGAGGCCGTGCGGTATGGCGGTGGAACACCGGAATCGGCGCAATCAACGTTGAATACGTTGTTTGCGGGTGGGCTGGATGATGATGTCGCAATAAAGATGCTGCCTGATATTACCAAGAATGCAACTGCGTCAGGAGCTAACCCAGAGGAATTGGCCAAAATTGGTATCGGTGCGATAAAAAATTTCGGCATAAAACTGGAAGACCTCCCCAAAGTGTATGACAAGGTGATCCGCTCGGGTGAGAACGGGAAGTATGAACTGTCGGACATGGCGGGTTCCCTGCCGAAAACAATGTCTAAGGCGAACGCCGTAGGCATGTCAGGGCTGAATGACCTGGATAAGTTGCTGGCGATGCTACAGGCTAATGCTGAAACGGCGGGAGAGAATGGCGCGGCATCAACCAATGTTGACAACCTGCTGGATAAATACACCAGTTCGGATACCCAAAACGCACTCAAAAACTACAAGTTCCGAATTAAAGGTGGCAAGCCATTGGGTTATACAGATTACATGGCTCAAAAACGATTGCAGGGGGTGAGTGCATCAGATGCGTTTACAGAGGCCATTGATGGGATTGTGTCTGGTGATAAGCGCGTTCAGCACCTGCGGGCCGAGGCGAAAAAATATAAAGGTACTGATAAAGAAAAGGATATTTTAGCGGCGCTAGATGTCGTCGTTTCGTCTATTACATCAAAGATTGTTGCTGACCAGCAGGCGGGGATGGCACTCAAAACCAGTATTCTAAAAAGAGACTTCATCAAAGAGCAAATCGCAGGGACGAAGGATGCAGATGGTGCGGGGGCTGCATCATTTGAGGTGGTGTCCTCAACACCTGACTATAAGTCGCAGCAATTTGAATCAGAAAAAATATTCTCTGAACAGGATGCAATGAAGCCTGTCGCAGATGGGTATGCAGACCTGATTACAAAACTAACAAAATACGCTAGCGAATATCCCGCTCTGACAACAGCGCTGTCCGGGGCAACCACAGGGATTAAGGCGATGACTGCGGCGGCCCTGGCGTTCGGTACGTTACAGTTTTTGTCAAAAGCGGCAAAAGGGGTTCCTACACCGCCGGTTCCGCCGTCAGTTCCGGGCGGCGCGCGTCTTCCTGGTTTCCTGCAAAAAATGGGGCTGTTTGGCAGCGCGGCATCAGTGCCACTGGCTGTTACGTCAATCGCCACAATGACGACGCCCGCTGAAGACGAAGAACTGCAAAATGGTCCGGCCAAATGGGACGAGCTAAAAAATAAATACGGACAGGATACGATTGATGCGGCGCGTAAGCGCTACCAGCCGTGGTATCAGGTCGGGCGTGGGTATGCGAAAGAAAACGAGGAATGGATTCAGAAGTACCTGGCCGATAAAGGCGGCGACGGCGGCGACGCGAGCGGAAGTTGGTGGAGCAAGCCCTCAACCATTGGACAAGGCGCGGGCGGCGTCACACCGTCGTATCTGATGCAAATCCCCCAGCAGCCGGTTGCTGCCCCTGCGCCGCCGCAGCCAATAACGCACGTTACCAGGCTGGAAGTTGATGGTCGTGTGCTGGCGGAGGCCGTGAACGAGTACAACGGCCAGCAGGCGGTGCGTGGCTCGGTCGGAGGCAATTACTGATGGCCTGGGCTGATAATCTACAAGACGCGAAGTTTCGCGGTATCAGGTTTGATGTGGTGAACGTCAAGGATGGCGAACCGCGCGACATTGCCCAAGACGAATACCCTTATATCGACGGCGCAGACGTGCGCGATATGGGGGCAAAGTCGCACTCTGTTTCGCTGCGTGCGGTGTTTTGGGGTGATGACTACGAAAGCCGTCTACAGACGTTTCTCGACGCGCTGCGCAAGCGCGGGGCTGCGGAACTGATACACCCGGTGTTTGGCTCGATGCCGACAATGCAAGTCGCAGACTGGAGCGCAGAGCATGACGCAGACAGTATCGATTACTGCACTGTTGATGTGCAGTTCGTGCAGTCAAAGCCCGGCAATCCGTTTTTTGTGACTGATTACCCGCAATCCAAATCTGACGAGCTGTTCAATCGTTCGCAATCGCTGATCGACAGCACGAACTCACTGATGGAAAACGCGACAAAGCCGCTTCGAACCGCAAAAACGATGATGAACAAGGTCAAGGGGCTGACGAACGGCGCATTAAACATGATTGCGGTGTTCCGCAGTGACATTTCTGGCTTTGTTGGCAGCACGACTGATTTTCTGAATTACCCTGGCGCGTTCCTGAGTGATTTGCAGTCTGCGCTGTCGCTGAAAACCGGGGCGTCAAAATCCAGTCTGCATTCATCTTACGTGGGTAACTACAGTGGGGAGAATGCGGCGACGGAACAAGCGGCAGCAGCAACAGCGTATACAGCATCGCCAGCGGTTGTGATGTCCGACTGGTCAAATACGCAAACGGCGCTGACAGCGGTTCAGACCCTGCCGACTGACATTATGACCGGCAGCGTTGACACGGCTGTTGAGATGCCGCCACAGCTCACGACGGCAGATATCATTGAGTTAATCGTTGTCGTTACCATTGTTGTTGCAATCGAAGCAGCGGCAGAAGCAGCGGGCGTGCTGGAGGATACGGCTATCACGGCGGTATTGACGCCAGATGACGTCGAGAAAATCACAAGCGATACGCGCACGATGATCCAGACCGCCATTGACAGCACACGCACCGCGTTTGAGCCAGCGATGGCCGATATCAGCAGCAGCGAGCAGCCGACCGGGCTGACATACCAGCCTGTTATCGAGCAGCTAAAAGCCATCGCGCTGCTGGTGCAAGAGATGGCGGCGGCGGTTATCGAATCGAAACCGCAACTGATCCAGCGTACTGTCGCGGCCACTGGCAATCTGCACCTGGTGGCGCATTTGTGGTACGGCGACTATACGCGCGCGGACGAATTGCAGCGGCTGAATCCGCAGGTGCGTGACCCTAACGGCCTGGTCGCGGGGGACGTGCTCAATGCCTACGCAGAGTGATAACAACACCGTATCCATCATCGTCAACGGCAAAGCGCACAGCGCCTGGTCACGCTATCAAATCGACAGTGATTTTCTGGTTCCGGCTGACGCATGGAGCGTTAGCCTCGGATTGCCTGGCGGGACATTCCCGACCGGTATCACGCGTGGTGCGCCTGTGCAGGTAAAAATTGGCAGTGACGTGGTGATGATTGGCCGCATTGACCGCATCCGCCGTGCCGCCAGTAAGCGCGGTCTGACGCTCTCGCTGAGTGGCCGCGATAACATGTCTGTGCTTGTCGATTGTGCCGCCCCGCTGCTGACGTCGCGCCAAATCGGGCTTGAGGAAGTGATCGCCCAGGTGGTGCGCCCGCTCGGTATCACAAAAATCCAGCTTCATGCTGAAAGCTCAATCCGCAACGACAAGGTTGCAACAGAGCCAGGTGAGCGAGCATGGGATTTGCTGCACCGTGCCTGCGCCGGTCGTGGGCTGTGGCCGTGGTTTTCACCCGATGGCACGCTGATGATCGGCGGCCCGGACTACACCGCCCCGCCTGTTGCGACACTGATTTTGCGGCAGGACGGCAAAGGCAATAACGTGATCCAACTCGACGACGAAAGCAGCGAAGACCGCTCGTTCTCAGAGTTGACGTTGCTGGCACAAGGACACGCGCACACGACAAAGTCAAAACTGGCGATTGTCGATGTTGATGGCACGTCGGCAGCAACCGTTTCTGATTCTGATGATGATGACGACGACAACGATGATGACGAACTTGACATGTACACCGGCACGTCGGAAACCGGTCTTCACGGTCTGAAAGCCAAAGCGTATGACCCGACTGTGACTCATTACCGGCCCCAGATTATCGTCTGCGGTGATGCTGAGAGCCAGGAGCAGATGACCTACCGCGCACGAAAAGCGATGGCCGATGCACGCCTGGCGGGTTATGACCTGACTGCGGTTGTCGCTGGGCATCGTACGTCTGATGGAAAGCTGTGGGAGCCGGGCCAGCGCATTCACGTTATCAGCGATGTGCATGGCATCAACGCGGTGTTTTTTCTGATGGGCCGTGAGTTTGTTGGTGGCAGGCAGGACGGTATGCGCACAACTCTAAGGCTTAAAGAGGACGGCGTCTGGATACCTGACGCGTTCCCGAGGAAAAAGCGTAAGCGCCGTCGCAAACATAAACAGGAGCTGGGGATTGTCGAT